ACCATCCTTGATTTCAAGCAACAAGTTTTTACCTTTAAAGCCAACAACAATATCAGGACAACCCTTTCCTACTGCATGAAGATGTTGAACCGTAGCACCTAAGTCTCTAAGTGCTTTAACAACCTTAGATTGATTATCGTCCACACGCTTATAAACCATTGTTATCCCTTGAGCGGATAGCTATAGCAATTCCTTCAGCCGTGTCGCTGCTACAAACATCGTCTGCTACATCGTAAGAATCACATACATTCGCACACGCTTCGCGCTCTGCTCTTGCACCAGCGGCGAACGCAAGATTGACCAGCATAAAAACTTCTTCCCCGCATGGGTACTCGCCAATATAAAAGAGCGTGTCTGTTTCGCTGCGGCCTGATAAACCGCCGATAAACGATTCTTGAAAGCCAGCCTCTTGCGCCATTCGGATAATGTCATCTTTAGTCATAGCCATATACCGTCATCTCCTCTTGATCCTTTTGTCCATTGCTCCCTACAATCTTTCTCTAGTAACTGAGCCGTTCTATCTCCGCGTTTATTGCGGACAATAGAGATATATTCGATGGCTTTGTTTCTATCTTGAGTACGCCATTTCAACACCTGCCTGACTTCGCACCGATGCCTGTGTAGTTCGCTGTTATCAGGCACGAAAGCTCCCACGATTATCAAAGTCTATAGGCTGACCACCTTGAACCTCAATGAACTGCTGGCTGTTGTGCTCGAAATACAATCCGTAAAACTCCTCAGCTTCACCGTTCCTCTGCTTTTGGCACATTAGAAACATATCTGGCTGCTTCTCGTCATAGTCCTCATTGTTCCTACGTGCGTTCTCTTTCTTCTTATTACGCCAGACTAGGAATACGTTGTCCACCTGATCTGCAATAGAGCCTGAACCTTTTAAATCAGTCTTGCCAGGCTGTATCTCTTCACTCACTAGCTTTCGTATGTGGTGAACCAAATGAATGTGTACGTTATGGTCTCGAGCCAATGCACACAACTCATCAATAAACTGCTTTTGCTCGTTTAATGAGTCCTCATCTCGAACACACTTCATTAACGAATCAATAAAGATATGCTTAATCCCTAACTCAACAGCGCAGTACCTAGCCATTGCTATCGTTTTCTGTGGAGTCGTAGAACCCTGCTGATCGTAGAGAAATAAATTCTCGTCAATGAAACCAGTAAATCTACCCAATAAAGCCCGAATGTAACCTTCCTTGTCGTGCGTAAGAGGCATACTGATATTCTCACCAGCAAACTGCCTTAACATCCTAACAATAGTAGTTACAGGTTTCATTTCGTAGCTGGCTATACATACCTTTAGGTTCTGTTTAATCAAACCTAACGCTATCTGGCCTGTTACAAGGCTCTTACCGCCTCCGTTACCACCAGCATATACTGTGACCTCACCCATCCTAAATTTAACGTCTGCGTGTGTCTTAGGCCACGGCATAACTGCATCGTCAGTCTTTTCTGGATCAACGTAATTCTGGTAAATCTCATCTAGCCAACTCGTAGCAGATTTAACCTGTGCCGATAAGTCTGAGTTCTTCAGGTACTTCTCAACATCAATGTCCTGAGACTTGATTATGTTGCGATCTTCGTACAGTCGTTCCGCTATTGCAAAAATATTATCCGACATATTTAACTGCCTCCATAATTCGGTCGTGTGCTGTTTTCATCCTAGTTCTATCGACCTCTGATAGTTTCTCGCCCTTAGACATTGAATAAGCTGCTACCGATACAACCAGTGCCTCAAATTCAATGACTTTAAGCAAGTCTGAAGCATAATATCTTTTCTTGATTGGAGGCAAGTCTTTATTTGTGTCAGGGAATAAATCGCCTATCTCCATGCCAATAGCACCCATGATTTCTTGGATGCTACAGTTAGCAAAGCATTTCAATAGGATACGACCATCCTCAACTTCTCTTATCGCTAATGATGGAGACTTATCGTTATGAGCAGGACAGCAAGCTACGTAAGCACCGTTACGGCCTTTAACTTTCTCTAGGCGGCTGAGTATGTTCTCTATCATTTCCACCCCATCAATGGCTTCTGGATAGTTTTAACCTCATCTTCCCATCGTTTATTCGTTAACCAGGTTGATGCGTGTGGAATAAATCTTTGCTCTGTTTCTGATAATTTCTGGTCTTTAATTGCTTTTGTCATTGTTGCAACAAGTTCAGCATTAGGCTTTAACCTAGCCCAAACCTTCCTAGCATTTTCTTTGTTTGTCTTTCTTGGGTAGGATTTCCAAAAATCGTCAAAATGATCGTTATATCTGGTTATATCTGTATTTATAGTGATCTCGCAATTCTTTCGACTACGATCTCGCAAAGGTTGCGACATGGAAGAAGTAAACTTTTCATAGTTTAGTCGATAGTAAAGAGTCTTATCCCAATGGTTATCACTCTTACATTCAGCGAAAATCATGCCGTCAGATTTCAGCTTTTTTAGTATCGTAAAAATTGTTCTCTCAGACCAAAAAGGAAACTGCTTCTTCCACTCAGGAATAGAGTTATAAACCCATGAATAACCGTCTGACATAGGTTTATTCTTTTGTGTCCAGTAATGTATTTGCTGGATAACAATTGCCTCATTAAGCCCATATTGACAAGCTAACGTAGGCAATACAACTAATGGGTATTCATCAATGAGAACATTCATTCTTCCACCCCATCATTCCATGCACATTCAATTTCTTCCTGATTTCTTAAAACCCAAGTTTCCAACTTATTAAATTGGTCTAAGGTTAAATAAATTTCAACATTTTTTCCTTGCTCATGAGAATATTGTTTTATAGCAATCTTCCCTGATTCTGTTGGATAAACAAAAAAACCTTCAATATTTTTAAATTTCATAGCTTTTTCCAATAAAAAAAGCCCTAGGTGAGACTCTCACTAGATCAGCAATCTAGTGTTGACGGACTGGTGAGTAACCAGCAGAGTCCCATCTAAGGCTTACTCGTTTTACGCGCCGTCAAGCACGTCATTACTATATCGTGATGCCTCGCCTTTTGCAAGTCCGGCACACGTTAGAATTTACAAACTGCATCGCTGACCTAGTTCGCTTGCAGCCTGGACACATATAAACCGTAAAGTTATACATCGTTTTTTCCTTGGAACCTGATGTTTGATCTACAGTTTTTGAATTCTCGTCTTTCAATTAATTGACCCCTTGGACTTATCTTAGGTGGAAATGTTTTAAGTGGTGTAAATGGTACAGGTTCACGAGCTGGAACTAGGTTTTTAGGTTCTCCAGTATCCACTGGATTTTGCTGCGTAACGGAGAAGAATACATTACCTATCTGTTTTATGCACCCATATCTAGCTAATTTTCTCAGCTCACTAGTGACTGCCCATAGGTTCTCAAAGCCCATAATTCCATGCTTTTCTATAAACCTTTCTACTGTAATTCCACCAGAATCGTTAACAATTTGTAAAACTTTTGCCCTACGGCTGTCTTTTCTTGGTTGGTACATAAATTTATTTTAAAAAGTTGTTGACATACAAGATTGTGCTTGTTATAGTTTCTTCACTGCAACACACATTATTAATTAACTAGGAGAATATTATGAACAGCGAAAAAATAGTAGAACTTTTCTTAGATAACGCATATCTCGAAAATTATAAATTGCATCATCCTAGTTTTCGTAAAGGATGGAGGAAAATGGATAGTTCAAATATTTCTTTTTTAGCAGCAGAAAAAAAACTACGCAAAATTGGAAAACCTATGAACCGTGAAAATGGTAAGTATTTTGTAATTTAATTGACTAGGAGAATACTATGAAACGTCACGAATTTGAACAGTATGCATTAGAAGCCATATTTGATCGTCGTGCTGATGACTTTACGCAAGAGTTTACAGATGGTGAATTGCGTGAATCATTAAACGACATTCTTAATTTATGGGTTTCACATCGTCACGAGCCAGTAGTTCTAGCTGCAAGTCTTAGTAATCATATAGCTCGTATGATTTCATATCAAGCCAAGTATTCTAAAAAAGTAGATGACACTCTAAATGCTAATGATCTGTGGAACTATGAACAGGATATGAAAACAGAACAGTGGGAACGTCGCAATGAAAACTGATATGCACAACTGGGAAGTAGCTGAGATTGTTTATGCCTTACGGCTGCTGGCAGACAACCTAGAGAAGAAGCCTAAGACTACGGAAGAACAGGAAATTTTAGGTATAGCGTATGAGGCATTAATGATCCCAAACCGCGAAATACATGAGTTAGTTAACATTTTAGAATCAAATGACAACTATGAATAAATTACTTAATACCAATGATTTCTTTGCTAGACATCCATTACTTTGTGGTGCAATAATGATTCTTTTATACATCATTGCAGGATCACTATGACAGATGAAAAAAACATACTTTACAAGAAAGACTACGTTACTGCGGCTAAAACGGATATTCGTAAAACTTTTGCTAAATTTAGAAAGGAGCAGAAACAGGCTGAGAAAATATCAACTATTGAGAAAACACAACCTACCAATATCGTACTGTATAAAAAATTCAAATAAATAGGAAATTAATATGACTAACGACTATCAATTACAAGAGCAACACGAGCAGCAGCAGTGGAAAGTTTACGCAAAGCTACAGAAAGCTCGCGTAATGCTTCAATCAATGCCAATTAAAAAGTCTGGCTTTAATTCATTCGCAAGTTTTAAATACTTTGAGTTATCAGACTTCCTGCCATCAGTTAATACGATATTTGCAGAGCTAGGATTATGCTCAGTATTTAACATTAGCGAAGGTCTAGCTACTCTGCGTATATTTGATTCAGAGTTTGGTGGAGTAATACATTTTCGCAGCCCTACAGCAGACGCATCTAATGAAAAAAGCAAAGCACCGCCCATTCAGTCGCTTGGCAGTCAACATTCTTATTTGCGCCGTTACCTGTACCTAAACGCCCTTGAGCTTGTAGAAAACGATTTAGTGGATGCCACTATAGGAAAAGACGAACCTAAGTCAGCCAAGCCGATTACCGTTGATGTATTCGATAGTATGGATTTAAAGACTCAAGAGCTTATCGAGGATATTGCAATGGATGTACGTGTATTACTGCAAAGAGATGATCTTCAGGGAGCTATTGATTACATTAACCTGCAACAGTTTGACGCAGACTCAAAGACAGCATTTTGGAGCAGGTTAGATTCTAAAGAACGCAGTGCAATTAAGAAATTTTCAATAGGGAAATAATATGGAATTCGATAATACAGACCGTGGTGTGTTGTACCGCAACGAGAATAAAAGCTCAGACAATCATCCAGACTATAGTGGTAGCGTAAATGTAGGTGGTGTGGATTACTGGCTCTCAGGCTGGCTAAAAGAGTCCAAGAAGGACTCAAAGAAGTTCTTTAGCTTATCGGTACGTCCTAAGACTGACGCAGCTCCTAAACCTGTTAATAGACCTAAGAAATCATCTGATTTTGATGATTTAGAAGTTCCGTTCTGATCTCGCAGCCACATCCTCCGTGGCTTTTAACAGGGGTTTCGGCCCCTGTCTTTTTATTCTGGAGTAACCATGAAATTGTTAGACGAAGTTAAAAAACGATACGAAGTTAAGAACGACGCTGAACTTAGTAGAAAGCTGGACGTACCACCACCTACGATTAGCAAGATTCGTAGTGGTCGAATTAGTGTTTCCGCTGACATGATTCTACGCATCCACGAGACTTTTAATATGCCAGTTAAGGAAATACGTGAACTATTATGAAAATATTAATCTTTATAGTATCTGTTTTAGGGGCTATATGGCTGTTTTCTAGCATGGTTGATAGTCGGGTACAGACAGCCTATAAACGAGGCTATACAGACGGTTCTACAGCCCTTGCTATCGATTCTCAGTGTGTCTCTTGGTTAATGAACTCTAATTTAAAAGAAGCCAAACAAAGGATATGTAAATGAGCACACGATTTTGTACTAGTTGCCAATGCAAGACTTACAAAAGGCTCAATGGTACTTAGCTAGAGAAATTTATAACGAAGAAGTAGAGAATGGATAAGTTTGCTCAGATAACTACTGACCAGCTTTACTTTCGTGATCCAGAGATAGAACCACCGCCAAGAGGAACCAGTATGCTGTTGCTTAACCCTGGTGGAGTATGCGTAATCGGTGTGTGGTCTGATGAATGTATAGGCTGGTGTCCTAAACCTAAAGTACCTAAGACATTGAAAGAAAAAAATGCCAAAAAACAAAATAGATTATGACTGGCAAGCAGTTATAGATGGAAACCGCATAGGAATAATGAATGTTATAGACGGTATCCGCAAGGGGGAAGTTGACGAGTTAGAGCTGGAGAAACTTAATAATTTCGTACAGTTTGCACTAGCGTTAATGCAACTATCAGGCCCTACTAAATGGGCACAAGCTAAGTTAAACGCTGAAATGATGCACTATCTAAAGGGAGAATAAATGAGTTGGAATGAAACAGAAATGGACGTTATTAGGTGGTCTGAAGCTCGTGGAATCATACCTAATAGCACTTCAGTAGCTCAATATCGTAAAGCTCAGGAGGAAATGCATGAACTCCACACTGCACTTATCCAACGCGACCGTAGAGGAATTATCGATGGAGTTGGCGACGTTCTTGTATGCCTTATTAATATTTGCGCTCTTGAGAATGTCACTATGACTAGCTGCCTAAAGTTCTCGTATGAGGAGATTAAAGATCGTAAAGGTCACATGAACGCTGGTGGCATCTTCGTTAAGGAACCTCAATCACCTGACCCCTAAAATATACTAATCCTTCGTCGATAACCTCACACAGTTCTGGTGGCATGAGCTTTCCTTCCCAAAAGGTTAGAACAGCGAAACCTGGTCTCCAGTTCTTAGGGTTATCCTCCGCATAATCAAAGCTAGGATCATCAATATTCGCTAAAGTACCTGTATCTACACCGTATCTGGTTCCATTGTAATCAGTCCACGGAGTTACTTTTAAGCTATGTAAATGTCCTGTGACAATGCTAGTGCCTGACTTTATTGTGTTATTGTAAACAGCATGGATACCGTTATGCCACCTGTGTTTAATCATCGTATGTTCGTTAACCATTAACGACGTAGAGAACTTCCAACGTGGAAAGTGATCCGATAGATTAAAGCCCTGTACACCTTTAAAAGAATCGCCTACCTGAGACGCTAGACGCGTGTTAAAGCGCATATCGTGATTACCCCATGTCCAGTGTAGGACAGCACTCTTAGACGCGCTCTCAACCTCATTTAGACGGTCGTGACACGCTTCTAGTTCCTGCTTTACTGTGGGAGTCTGTACCCAGCCGATAGGATCGTGGCGCGATGCCGAACTTCCATCGAATACGTCGCCATTCATAACTATGATTTTAGGCTTGAGTTCTTTGATTAGATGGACAAATGCCTTATGAGCCGTTGATATAATTCCAGGGTAATAATGGCAGTCTGATGCCACCATAATTACACCATCTTCTATTTCTGCTCTAGCCCTTACTCCATTACCAGGGTAAGTAACTGAAAACGTGGTTTTTTGAGGATCAGTAGATACTAATGCTACACCTGTTCTTCTTTCAATATCCCTACGCCTAGAAAATACAGCCCTAATACCCATATTTAATACTGTAGATATTTTTGCTGCTGATCCGTACTTATTCCATAGTGCAATAAATTCTTCTTCTGAAACTTTCATTTCAATTTACCTTACGAGTAAACTCACCGCACCAGTCAGTTCGTTCAGTTACAGGATAGCAACTGTCGTATTCATCTTCTATCTGAAATAGAGTCGGTGGATACCTGCGACATACGCCTAGCTCATCTTTAGGCTCAATATCGAAGAAAGCACACGATAAACAAGCTGGCATACAGTCATCAGGGAGTTTGTTTTTAGTCATATCGTTTATATATCATATACTTATTGCAATTAAATTACAAATTACATTAAGTAAATAGCTCGTTCATCTTTTCTACGATTGACTAAACCTTTTAATACCTTGCCACCGCCACGCGTGTACTTCATGAATTCATCTGCTGCACCATCATAGTCACCTCGATTATGTTTCTGTCTCAAGGTACTACGCTGCAATGTTCCTAGTCCTACATTAAAGCTAAAAGAGACGAGCGCATCAAACTGACCTTGAGTAGTAATAACAGGGCAATAACGTAATACGCCTCGTTGAAAACGCTGCAAATCAGCTTTAAGAATCGCATCTATCTCATCCTTACTAAATACCCTGAAATCCTCAATACGAAGCCCTACAGAGCCTCTCTGAGCCACTGGTAATAGTCCCTGCTTGGGATATAAAACATGGCCTACACCGACAGTCCATAAGCCAGCAGGACAGAGGTAAGGCTTATTCCTTACTCCCTCGTGATGCTTAATGACTTTTAGAACATTGTCGCTTACGTTCATTTCTTGCTAAATGCCTGAGTACCGAACCAGAAAGCAATAACAGAAGCCCATATCAACTGAGTATCTGCATCCCATACTTCATCGATCATTTCTTTAAACGGTACATTCTGAGTCCATGCGTACCAGATGCCAGCTATATCAATAGCCACCAATAGAAAAAATAGACCATAGGTAACGGTAGGACGCACCATAGCGCGAGCATTAATTACCCACTGACTAGCACCTTTACCGATCTCTATATCGTGGTTGTACAATGCTATACGCTCGTCTGCTGCTGTCTGTAATTGAATCTGCTCTGTGTGTATATCCTCTATACGTTCCTGAGACTGGAAACCAGCTTTCTGCATCTCCATCTGCATCTGCATCTGGACTTGAGCCATAGCTAATTCATGTTTCTTATCCTGCTTATCTTGGAAAAAGTCCAATAACTTAGGTAAGCCACCAGATAAAAAACTAATGAACGTCGATAATAAAGTCAGCACTATTCACCCCTCATTTCTAAAATTATCTTAGCCCGTAATTCACGCATCTTTTTGACTTCGTTCATAGCCGCATTAGTAGCGTTATTCATGTCCATGTACATTACGCCCATAACAGGCAAGGCTATAACTAGCACAAGACACAGTACCAATAGGGTAATGAGTAAAGTCCACGGGATGTGTGGCTCGTTCGTATCAGGATCATTAGCCATAGGAACCACAGGGTTACGAACAATACTGCTAAAACTGAAGTCAGTTGTTCCTTTATTTGCCTTCTTATCCTTGCTCGTCGCCATAATGCAGCCTGTTGCCTTTGCAATTCCTGACGCTGTACTACAGCACGTTCTTCCTTCACCTTATCGCGCATTACCTCAAACTCAGACCAGACAGCACCTAATTCTGGTGGAGCCTGATATACGAGCATTTCGCGCAATTCAGTCTCTAATCGGTTCATTTCTTTTTGTGCAAGTATCCGATTAAAAGCCTCCTGATTTACTGACAACTCAGGATCACGTACCTTCTTAGTTTTTAATTCTTCCTCGTGTACGTGTTTTTCTAACTGCTCATGCGCTTTAAAGAAATTACCTAGATGACTGCTTATATCAGCGACCACATCCTTAGCTTTACCATACGCATCTACTAATTCCATTCCATCGGCTTTAGCAGTTTGATACATCTCACAACCAGTACGAACAGCACTGGCAGCAGCTTTGGCAATAGCTAATATCGTTAGCGGGTCAATTTTATTTAGGTAGAGAGCCGTTTCCAGCCATCCAGAAAAGCAGACCTAGAGCACCAGCACCAACTATCCAGAATATCTTTTTAACCACAGAACGACCTACTTCTTCGTAAATCTTCTTAAAAGCTACCTCAGCAGCTTTCTCTGCAATGTGGTCTATTTGCTGGTCTGTAAGTTCTATCTTTTCCATGTTAGGCTTTCATTATGTAGCAGAGTGCGTAGTACGGAGGCAAGTTAGCATTAGTACCTGAATCACCGGTTGAATTAATGGTTAATGAATGACTATGGCTACCTGCTTCTTCCATAATGTTTCCACCACCAAAGCTAGTCACATAACTTTCTGCGGATGAAGCACCAATACCAGCAACTTTTGATGTGGCGTTTCCAAGAACAGCCAAACTACCACCTATAGCACCGTTTAGACCGTGACGGTGAGCACCAGCAGTATTAGTA